ATTAGCATTATCTAATGCTTTTCTACAACTAGCTTTAAATGTGTACTGTGTGTTAGGTTTTAATGATGTAAAAAAAGTCGAATTTGGAGAATTTAACACTAAAACATTTTTCCCATCTATAACTGATAAGTAGGCTTTAGTTTTATCATTAACAGCATTTATAACATCATTCACATCAAACAAATTCTTCCCAACACTCTTAATCTTAACATCATTTACACTACCTATGCCATCAAAGTAATTAGCAAACATTAAGTCGCATTGTTCTTTTGTTGGCTCATTTCCTGCACCGAAAATAGTTGTTAGGTCGATTGCCATAACTTCTTTAACTTCCATGACTTTTCCGTTTGCTGTTGCTGCGTCTGCATAGACATGACTAACATAAACGATTGTACCTTGAGTTATGGTTTTAATACCTGACACAGTGTACCATTTATTTGATTCAGGACTATTTTGAACAGCACCACTACCAAATCCATCATTTATAGTAATCACTGTACAATTTGCATTTGTAACTCTAACTTTTCCTTGAAAATAATATTTTCTACTATCTTTTTGTAACTGTGCCGTACTTTGTCTAAAGAAAGGACTGCTATTTGTTCCATCACCTGTGTTTGTTAATACACCGTTATTAGCGGATATAGTGGAATAGTTTGCAAGCCAATTAGTTGTACCATTAAAATTGCCATTTTTAACTGAATTTACGGCACTCAAACCATTTGCATTTATAGGCACTTGACCTTTTATTGCATCTGCTCCTAGACTAAAGACAGGCTCTTGTTTTGTTACTGTTGAGTATTGTGGTTTATCTATATTATTTAATTCTTCATCTAACTTATCAAAGTTAAATGGTAAGTTAACGTTTATGTCATCCGCTATGTTATTGGTTGTAGATGTTTTTTTAAATCCCCTTGATGTATCTGCCATAAGTTACCTCCTATAAAAGTATCATGGCGTCCCACGTTATAGCTGCGTAGGGCTCCCACGTTAAATTTGTATCTATTGTTAATTTATCTTCCACAATATAAGCGCCTATTAGTATACCTTGAGATAAATTCTGAGTGCTGTTTAAGTTACTACCTATTGCTCCACTTATGCTTTCTTCCACAACCAAATCAGTTTTTGTACCCTCATTCCATTGTGCGGTCGTGTCTATTGTAAGAGTAGTGTTAATAGGTTCAAAATCAGTAAATTCAGGTGATATATAACTTGCGTTGTCGTAATCAGTTTGTGTAATAGGTCTTAATATCAACCCATCAATGTAACCATATTGAGTAGCAGCACCCTTTACTTCTAGTCCTATCGTAGTAACGTCCTTAATCTCATCTACTTTAAACTTAATTGTAGCTTTAGTGTATGACGTTGAAGTAACGTAATCTGACCCTTTTACCACAGTACCATCAGTTTTTAGTCCTACTATTCGTACTCCTGACGCAGCGTTTCCGTTACATATATATGCACTTACCACCCATAATTTAGTCCTGTCTATGCTTGGTGTAGCCTTTGCAAAGCCTACAGTCTTGCTTGCATTAAGTGTAGCTTTTATTGCGTTACCATTAAACTTAACCACAGAGGTTTCGTCAGCTAAAGTAACGTCTGTTGCTATAAAAAGCGTCTTATCTTTGCAGTCTGCTACAGCTCTAGGTAAGTAATTACGTGCTAGTGACATTGCTGTCTCATCTGATGTAGTGTCTATGTACTTAGTCTTACTAGCTCCTGTAACGTCAAAATCTGCTTTAGACGTCCACTTAGTAGACAGATTAGGTTTGTCTGAATACATATTTGTACCTGCGGATATAACTAATCTAGCTGTTCCATCCTGCTTATAGAGTTGTCCTAGCCCTGAAATTGGCTCATTAACAAAAGGAGCAGAGTACCTCTTACGTCGTCCTTTACGTGGTACTATCGTACCTTTTTGTTCAAAGGACACATTCTCTGCCACTTGCGCCTCTTTTTCAGTTAATAGCGACCCGCTTATTGTGGTGTTTAGTCCACCTGAAAAGTCATTTATATATTCGGTATTAGCCTTATTTACAGGCGGTTTTTTATCTGCTTGTGGCATTTACTCTCCTCCTTATACAAAGTCCCAAGGTGTTGTAGGCATTTCCATATACTCACTATTATGTTGCATTACTACTCTACTGTTAAGTCGTCTTGTTAACTCAGCCATCAACATCATCTTGCTTTCATTGTACGCACCCACATACTCTCTATACAGCCCTATATTACCATTTTTCCTATGTGCATGACCCACAGCCCAATCAACTAACATTTTGTCAAACCCATTTGGTATATCAGGTTTATCCTCATCATTTACTAAGCTTAAGGGTCTATAAGCATAGTATATATCAATACTCCCTGTGGGTATCTTAGGAAATACCTCTATAGTTGTATAATTTAATGTGTAACCTATAGGCTTATCACTATCCATAGTAATCATTCTTTTCACAGGAATTAAATATCTGTTATCAAATTTTACGTCTATTATCGCAACTAAATCATCAGGTAAGTATGCTTTACCGTCAACTATAGTAAGAGTCGCATACTTTTCAAATAATGATAAAGACCCTAAGTCCGCTAATGCGTCATTTATAAATGTTTGTCGTTCTAAATCACTAATGAGTCCTGGGTCTAGTTGCATTTCCGTTTTAACAGCGTCTTGAATTTCCTTAAACGTTCTGTTTAAATTAGCCACGTTTATTCACCCCTTAATTTTGAAATTAGCACACCCTTTGTGTCCTTATCACTACACTCTATATGTTGCTCTACACACAAAGCTCTTAACTCTTTGTTTGTCAATTCTTCGAGCTTTTTAGGAATAATTTCTTCTTCCCCACACTCCTCAAATAGCTTGACAGGGGTCATACCTTGAAAAGCCTTAATTATGTGTTCTTCTTGTTCTGATATACCCTCGGGTATGACTACTATTCCTATTCCGTACATGTCTGCCTTTATTGAATGACCTGTTAAGTTTTTATATGTTTTTTTCATAACTTCCTCCTAAACAATAATAAAGGGGAGACGTTATGCCTCCCCTAAAACCACAACGTTATATTGCTGTGTACTCTATGTCTGTTAATTTTGCGAATCTTCTACAGTTGTTGATTGTTAAGTTTGCTGTTAACAAAATTTCTTGTTTCTTAGCAAGTCTTGAATCATCAACGTGGAATTTAGTTGTCTTGAAGTTTGCGTCCTTGTGGACTCTCCAATTCATGTACTTGCTGTTTAAAAAGTACATAATACCCTCAGGGCAGTTAGGGTCTGCTATAATTGGTTTACCCATAAACTCAAGAGTTTGGAAACCATAGTCAGCCATTTTCTTACCCATAGTAGTATTAATTTGAACTTTAGCCTCAACTTTCTTGAAATATTCGTGCCATGTAGCCACACCACACAAGATTAAGTCAGGTTGGTCGTTACCATCTGAAATCTTCAAGAATGTTCTCATCATGTTGTTTAAATCCAAAGCTGCTGCTGTTCCTGGAGTTGTTGGGTTATTTGTAATTATGTTTGCTTTCCACCAAGAATAAGTATCTCTATCAATTCCACCGTAAGTTCCTGTAGCAGCTATAGCTGCTCCAAGTCCTGTTATATCTTTTCCACCATTGCCTGTACCATTTCCGTATAATTGAGAAGTAACTGAGTCTTTCAGAGTCTTTTCAACTATCTGAATCTTGGACTTAAGCATAGATATAACTTGAGTCTCGCCTGAGTTCATTAACTCTTCATCTGTGGAAATTATGATTGGAGCAACAATATTTTTTGGTTGAAACTCAGCCGCACTGATTGGTATATCAGTATCATAGGTAATTGTATCATACAGGCTGTATGACTTGATACCTGTAACGTTTCCGTAAATTAATGGCTCAACAATCTTGTGTCCACCTGGGAAACTTTTTTGACGTTCTTTTAAATAAACTAAGAACGGGTTAGACTTGTAGAAGTTATCCACAAGCTTAGGTACATATTTTTTCTGCGTAAGAGCAGTAAGTGCGTCGTAATTTAACATAGTTTATTCCCTCCTATTAGTTAGCCATAGCTATGATTTTGTAAGTGCCTACCATCCCTGCTGTAGTAGCTGACGCTGTTGCAACAAGAAATTCACCTTTTTTCCAAACAGCCATACCACCATTAGTACCCTTGTCAATTCTATTGTCAAAGATTCCTGCGGCAGTTCCAACGTCTAAACCATCAAACAATGTGTCGTTTGAAGTGTCACCTGCGTCGTCAACACCTACGTCTACGGTAGCTGCTCCTGTGGATTTAGTAGTAACTTGTACTACCATATCAAGCACTAATAGGTCTACACCATAAGTATTTTCCAATTTTAACACTCCGCCAACTGCTGTAGTTGTAGCGGCTGTTAATTTTCCACACAATACAAAGCTATTAGCAGGGGATTGTGTAGGGCTTGTAACTATTTTGTCACCATTTATTAACATAATATACCTCCGAATATTGATTTTTAATCTTCAATAAACAGATTTAAACCATCAGAGGCTAAAACGTCAGAGTCAGACATTCTAGTATAGTCTAGTTTACCTTTCGATTTACTTGACTTACCACTCTGTACTGCTGCTTTTTGACGTACAGCTTTCTTAGTGGCTTGCTTTTTCTGTTCTTGAAGTTTTTGAGTTGCTTGTACTACTTTTGCTTGTGAGCCTTTCCATGCCATATAAGCTAATTGAAGTGACTTTTTATTAGTAACCTCAAATCCTTGGTCTTCTGCCCACTTTAATATTTTATCTGAATTTTTATTAAATGCTTTGTCTATTAATTTTAAGTCAACTATAGCCTCTTTAACTTCTAGCTCCACTTCTTTTGAAGAAACGTGCTTAGATTCAGGAGCTACAGCTTTGCCCTCGCTCAAGTGTTGGTCAATCACTCGGTCAACAGCCTTTGATAAATCAGGATTTTCCTTTAAAAGTCCCCACAGTCTTGACGCATTGCTAACTTCATTCATACTTAGCTCTGTTCCTGCAACAGTACTAAAGTCTTTCAGAAGTTTACCCTCGTGTCTCTCTAATCTTGTTTTTACTATACGATTGAGCTCTTTTTGTTGTTGATTATCAAATTTTACCGACTTATCGTTGTCGTCTACGTCTTCATCATCAACTTCATCTTCAGGCTCATCTATATCTTCGGTGTCATCATCTTCAACGTCATCATCTGTTTCGTCATCTTCATCATCAACGTCGGTGTCATCATCAACAACGTCTTCATCCACGTCGTTTTCTTCAACAACTACGTCTTCATAATTATCATCCAAAACAGTAGCTTGCTTTTCAGCAAATAATTGTAAATTTAATTTGTGCATTTTTACCCTCCATTTAAAGTCCGTCGACTCAACGTTTAACCGACGCCTCGTTACCATAATTATACTTTATTCTGTCAACGTTGTCAACATTCTTTTAGAAAATTTGTTCGATAAAAAAACTCGCCCTGTTAAAGCGAGTTTCTTAGATTACATTGTCATTTGTGTAGGTACTGTGGACGTTCCTGGTGGTTGTGCGGGTTGACCTCCCTGACCCACAGCCTGAGCTATTTGGTCTATCATTTCAGGAGGTAATCCCATCTGAGTAAGCATTTCAAGTATTTGTCCTACAGGGTCTCCGTCTACGCTAGGGTCTCCTGCCGATTTACCTGTAGCCTCAGCCGCTAGACGCTGTAAAACTTTATGACGTCCAGGGAAGTCCATAGATTCAAGTAATGCCTCTCTATCTATTGCACCTATTCTAAATAGGTCTGCTGCTATTTGTCCACGCTCTGCACGTGCTGATGGTAAAGCTGAATCAGTATTTGCTTTTATATCCCATTCGTAGGTCACATCAGCTAAAACAAGTGCTATATTATTTTGCTGTTTCCATTGCTCCCGTAACTCTAAGAGTTGGTCGTCAACTTCTAATTCTTCCTCAGGGTCGTATTGATATTCCCCTGTTTCCTCATTGATAAGCGCCTCTCCCATTTCACCGAGTATAGGTGTAGGTTGTGGTTGCAATTCCTCAGGATAGTCTGCCACAATCACAAAATCGGTGTCTTTGTCACCATCTGTTGATTTTATTAGCTTTTCCCCATCATAAAACTGTATTATGATAGATAGCCCTTTATTTCCAACGTCCTCTAAAGAGTATGCTATAGTATCAACCATAGACGCAAGTCTTGTTTCCGCTGAGTCCTTTAATGACTCTATTGCTCGTCCTGCTGTTATACCAGTAGGTCTACGTCCTTGCGTAACATCAAATACACCTGATACTGTTTGGATAAGCATTTCTGTATTATCTCTATAAGTATAAACTTCAAGGGGCATTTGAGGTGGAGCGTCATAATAAACCGCCTTTGATGGGTCTCCATTAACAGTATAAATACGTCCTGCTGTATTATCTACTGTATTTTGGTTAAGACCTGATTGTGAAGATATGTAACGTTGTCGATTTGTCATAAGACTTATATGCTTATAAATCTTAAGGTCAACTGCGTCAACTCTATCCTGTAAAGGCTCGATTTCTTCGATAGCTCCTATACCCTTATGATATATGTTATCTGCTCCAAAATCCTCTCCTGCAAACCACAAAGTAAACGGATGGCTATTATGGTTATAAACACTATATTCACTTCTTAATACAGTACCTCCTGCTATAGTAACAATATACCAGTCATTCTCTCTATCATCTTCCCATGACCTTATCCAACATTCAAATACGTCAAAAGTGCTAGTAACGTCAATAGCGGGTTGTAATTCACCTATAGCAGTATATAAACCGTCTCTTTCACTTAAGGGGTCTACACCCTCTAAAGTTTCGTCTGCTTTCTTTGCTACTGTGGGCATTTCTCCATATTCAGCATATATTTCATCTGATGGAACATTTCTACGCCTATGAATTATCCATCTAGCGTCATCTAAAGATGTTGCTTTAGGGTCTACAAGTACATTTTCAGGTGTTAATGCCTCTACAGTAAGACTATCCTTAACCTCAGAATAAGCGGTTTTAAAATAAGCCATTGTAGCTAAAAGCCCATGATGAACAACCTCTTTTGTAGCTTTCTGAATACCTCCACGTTCTAAGCTGTCATGTAAAACTCTAGTCATTAAGTCTGCTGCTAAGTCGTCTCTTGTACCTCTTGGTGAGGCATTAATTTGTGGTAAATTACGCGTCATGTTAGCCTTGATAGACTCAACGTTAGCATAAATATAGTTAGTAAAATACAAAGGAACACCATTTGTAAGATTACGTAAATAGTACATACCACGTCTATATTTTCGTCTATACCTATCCCACACCATAACACGTTCTTGCATAGCCATTTCTGTAACAGCTATAAGGTTTCTAAGGGTACCGATAGGGTCTCTTTGTATTTTTGCATAAAGTGTATTGGTAGGTTTTTGTGCTTTCTTCTTTTGGGTCTTCTCTTGGGGTTTCTTATCCTCATCCTCATATACGCCTTTTAATTCCTCGTCATTAATCTCTATCAAATGCGTTGTCCTCCTCTATTAAAGATTCTAAATCTACTGCGGGCTTACCATTTAACTTATAATACTCTCTAACGTCTTTTGGTAAATGCGCTGTATTTGCTACACCGTATGCCATTAATAGCTCAGGTGTTACTTTTGGTTGAAAAGTGTTTAGTTCTTTTATTTTTTCTAGTTCTGCTTGCTTTTCAAGCTCTCGCTCTTTTTTAGGGTCTTCATAAAACATTTTCTTAGCTGTTTCAAAACCCTCTTTGTAGCCATCTTGGTAGTCAGTAACACTTACTTCTTTTTTACCTTGAGTTTGACCTACATAAATACCTACCATAAAACATGCTGTAGCTAATAAAAACAGCATTAAAATTTCATTGTATGCCATTGTATTTCTTCCTCCTCACCATGAGATAATTCTCTTAAAATAGCCTCGACTGTTCCAGGCTTAACTTGTTTTTCTACAAAATCTTGCGCTATTGATGTAGTAAAGTCTTCGTCTGACTCAAATAACATAGCCACAACGTCTCCCCTATCAGGTGATTGCAACCCTCTCTTTTTCATATCTTCTTTTGATTCAAGCTTGTAACGTCCTGACGTGTCAAATTCATATCTAGGGGATGATAATTGACCTATCAAAAGGTCATCTTTCTCTATATTTATTTCATTCTTTCTAAACTTCTCTCTTAGCTTGTACCAAGACTCCGTACGTCTATTAACATGTCTTTCTGTAGACCATGCTCTCTCTTGAGCAACATAATCAATAGCTTTGTAACCCCAAGCTCTTAAATTATCTGCTACCCCTGCACCTATACCAACTACGTCTACTTTTATAAACTCAGGCTTTTCTTCATCTGCCATACGTTGTACCTGTTTAGACAACGTATGAACGTCCATGTTATTAAATACTTCTTTTCGAGTGAAGTTGTTACCACGTCTTATTCCTATAACAGATTCGTCACTACCAAATCTAGCTACGTCTACTGCCATAAAGCAACGGTCAGTATTTTTAATTTCTATAGGTCTTTCCACAGCTCTCATTATCCAACCAAGCGGAATCATTGTGTCATCACCGATTGATGGGAAGTTGCCTAGAACACGTGACTGAAACGCAGGTGAGTCTTCACCCCATTCAATCAAACGTTCCGACGCCCACTTAGGTGTTATAAGTGCGGGATAAACCATAGTTTTAAACTTTTTCTGCCAGTCACCTGTCTTAAGGTCATCTAATGTTATCCCGTTCTCAGTAAAGTTAGGTGTATCGAACGCCGATATATGAATTTTATCATATAAAGGGCTTGAAAATGCGTCATAAAATCGTCCTGAGGGCTCTGTCGGGTTACCTATAACAAGTAGTCTGGCACCTTGAGACGTTAGTATAGCGTCCATACCCTCCCAAATAGGAGGCTCAACGCCCGCTGCCTCGTCAATAACACCGAGAATATGGTCAGCATGGAAACCCTGAAATCTGTTAGGGTCATCTGTGGACATACCTATTGCAAACCACTTAGCTCCTAGTGTCCAGGATACGTTAAGACAACGACCGCCTAAAGGATATTTTGAATTAGCATGTATGTTGTTTATTTCCTGCCACAAAAGCTCTTTAACCTGACGTGAGGTCGGAGCTGTTGATACGACAACACTATTTGGATGAGTGGTTAAAAACCATGTAACAGTATTAGCTGTGGTAAAAGTTTTACCAACACCGTTTGATGACCTAACCGCAGTCCTAGCATTATCGCGTACTGAGTGCATTATTTCTCTTTGCTTTTCCCACAATGTAGTCATTCCTACAACATTCTCAACAAAGAATACAGGGTCTTGCTGTCCTTTTTGAAAAAGATTTAGTAAATTACTCGATAACTTCGCCATTAAGCCCCAACTCCTTATTTATCCATATGTCAACGTCTTGCATTAGTAGCTCGACTGCCTCTGCTGTTTTAAGATGAAACTGAGGAGAATCCTGTATCTCTTGTCTATTATCTGTATAGTATAATAGTAGCTCTGCATGCATTTCTTTATGTACAGCTACCGCAATGTCATAAATATCCGACCCTAGAGTATTTTTTTCTTTAACTTTTATTACTACACTATTTTTTATATCCCCTACAGTTTTCATTTTCCAAACCTCACAGTATTGTTTATTCTTCTTGAATTACTACCCTGGAATACATACCTCCATAGAGCGTCCATAAATGTACTTCCTCCACCATCAAGAGAGATAGCAATATCAAAACCACAATCCTTACATAATTTTAATAAGTCATACTCCCATATAAAACGTCCTTTATGAAATATACTAGGTCGTACTAACAAATAAGATTTACCCTCAGCTTTGCTATAAGCTAAGACTGTTTTATTACGCTTAGCTAAAACGTCTGCAAACTTACCTTTAAAGCCCTCTCTTGCAGGGTCGTACTTAAAGGACGGGTCTAATTTATTAACTAGCCCTACACCACCAATAGCAACGTGTATAAATTCCTTTATAAACTCTGCACTACCCAGTTCATTTATGTTTTTAATGACTTTCATGTCCACAGCGCCATCTTTATATACAATATAGACTGCTTGAGGGCAACCAAAATCCCAAAGGTGATTAGCCTTATCCTGATAAATCTTACCATTTGCTATTAAAATGCTTGTTGGATAGGTCGTTCCATCTTGATTATACCAATAAAATGTTCCATTAACACAGTTAGTAAAATTAATTATGTCCCATATAGGCTTATCCACAATGTCGACTATCAAGTCTAGTGGACTCCCCTCAAGCATATGAGTTTTGTTTTTTGTTACTGAATACTTTGCCATTATTCGTCCTCCTCATTGTATTCTACTCTCTGACTCGCATTCTCACATGGTTTAGTACACATGCACCTGCAATCAGAGTCGCTGTAGTATAAGCAATCGGTACACCAATACTCTTTACTACTCTCCATCTTCTACCTCCTCGTATGTAGTCTCAACTAAATTATTACCTAAGTCAATCGTTGCTTGTTTAGCAAGGTCTGCCCAAGTATGTGTAATTTCCCCGTTGACATTAACATTCGACGTAGACTTAGCCGCGTATTTGTCAGGCTTGGCTGCTTTAATTGCTGCTAAAAGCAACTGGTCTGAGCCATTCATAGCACGTCTTATTAACTCCTCCTCAAGACTGTCTTGTACTATGTCCACCGCATTTTGTAAGGCTTGTGAAAACTCCGCCTCTTTCATCCACTTCTCAACCACACCATAGCTTATGCCCGCAAGCTTACACGCCCCCATCTTAGTACCTCGTACTGCGTAAGACACTATGTAGAGTTGTTGTTGTGGGGAAAGCTTAGTAGTAGAAAAGTCAAATAAATCGTCAGGGTCGTCGATAAGACTTAGCGCTTGTTTTGCATTAAACGCGGGAGGTAAAGGAATAGGTTGTACCACAGCCATATTTTCTGTAGGGGCTATTGTTGAGGGGTGACTTAATGGTAGGGTCTTAGCTATTTTACCTTGTGGGTACTCAAGCTCAACGTCGTCAATCTCTATTTCTAAATCATCAAAATTTATCTCGCTCATATGTTCTCCTCCATACCTAGAGTATACAATATTGTCAGCACTTAGTCAACTAAAAAAATAACGCCCCTACGGACGTTAACTTCGCACTAAAGGGTGAGTTCTACCTCACCCATCACCTCCTCTTTGCCCCAACGGGCGACGCCTGTGATAGTACCACCTTGAGTCACAGCTCTGTGGTAGGTATCAGCTAGGCGTCAATTCACAAAGTCATAGGGTTGCGAAATTCCTTGTAGGATAATGATTTCCCACAAGAACATTATACTACGTTGTAAAACTAAATGCAAGAAAATTATGGGATTTTCTTACTACTCTATTTTTGTTGTTTTATTATTATTATATATCTTGCAATAACATATTCAATTAGATTAATCACTAAATCTTGTCCTACGAATGTGCCCGCTCACCCTCAACTGCTCAAGTAACTTATTATAGGCTACCACAATATCCTCTACTGTCGCGTCCTCTCCTAAGTCCTCAAGAAAATCTTTATATTCTATCAGGGTTTTGCTCGTCACAATCTTGCTATCCGCACCCAATGGCACCACCTCCTGTCGCTATGTGGGAAACCCGCATAATGTTACAATAAAATTTTTATTTATACTCAACATGCACATACGGAATAGCTTGGGATTGCCTTATAAATATGCACATGATTGTATACTAATTAATTGAGGGGGCGAGTTAGAGCACCCCCTCTATGCAGAGAAAGGAGAAAAATATATGCAAACGGGTTGTCATCCCGTAATTGCCTCTAAAATTCGCTAATAAAGTTATTAAGTCTATCTATCAAGCGTTGATTTGTACTAGCAATTTTGTCTAGTCTCTCCAAATACGACGCAGGATTTGACCCATTACTTGGCTCGTCTAATGTCGTGTTAGTCAGCCTATAGTTAATCTCTGCTGTCCCCGACAAAAGCTGCTCTTGCTGACACTCTATTATCTCTAATAGCTCTTTTACTCTAAGCACTTCTTTTGGTGCCACACACCCCTCATTGCGTGTACTAACGCTTTGTATGTTACTTAAATTATTCATCTTCGTCCTCCTATTTTTTATCCAAAAATCCCTGTTCTCATAAACTTGCCAACGTCCTCAAGCGGAAACACATAGCTGCGTGAGTAAATCTCCCCATCCACAGTATCTTGTTTCTCATACTTGTAGCCCGCCCGCTCAAGCCTGTTCATAATTGTTGCCCTATTCGTATACAGCATAATTTTCTTTTCTCTGTAGTCAAGCACAACGTCTGTCTCCTGTTCTTCCAACTCTGCAACTTGTCTAAGATTATTAGCTAATGTTTCCTGTCTTTTTTTCTTTGCCTCGTCTGAGTACAAATGTTCCATAACCACACCATCCTATCCTCGTTTTATTCTCCCGACGTGCCTATATACAAACACCTCAGTTTTTATATGTATATTTTAATATAAAAGTATCATCAGGGGGGAGACAAGAGCAGTATCACCACAAAGAGCATAATCAAGTGAGAGATTTCCTCCTCATATTTTTATAATTTTATTTTATAAGCTCTACCCTTGTCCCAAAAACAGATTACCACAACCCATGTTAGCTTGTCAAGAATTATTTTACAATTTTATCAAATATTTCTTGATAGGCTTGTCAAAGGCTAAAAATAGTGGTGGAAATTTTTTAGGCAGGGGAACGTCTTGGGGGATAGGGCTATCATGGGGGGCTGATAGAATTATTTTCTTAGAGAAGGAAGTCATTGGGGGGTGGGGGTCTAACATACAAAACATGGGTCGAATGAATTAGGTACCGACTAATAATGATTATCATTATCGGTCTATTTCACGTGGGCATGATAGCACGTCAAAGAAAAAAGTAAGGGCGCGACGTCTTGTTTAATACTATGCGACGCACTAATCAAATATGCGTATTCAGAATACGTTATGTAACATATGTTACAAACTGTAAAAGAATATAAAATAATATGTTGACAATATATTCAGCATGTAGTATTCTGTTAATGTCAACAGACGTTGACAGCACTTAGACAAGTGAATAGCACGATAGACACCCAACGCGGACTACAGAACGTGCGCAAAGGAGTTTTTACAAATGATGAAGTATAATAAGATTTTAGTGAGCAAAGTATTAGCATTAAGAGATGACCTAGGATTGATTATCGAAGTTAACGAGGGTCAACCAGGCAAGCCGAATGACTTAGTATTATGGTTACAGTACAAAGCGCAAAATGGAGATTGGGCATACAAAGGTTCACAGGGCGCAACTGGTATTCGTATCCCAATGACAAACGAGCTAGAAAAATTCATAACAGACGGTTTGAAAGCAGGATTTGAGGCAAGCAAGAAGTACGACTCAACTAAAGCAAGCAAACCACAGGGCGGATTTGATATTAACGCATTAAACGCACTCACAGCAGACCAAAAGACCGCTTTACTTATGGCACTTACAGGGCAGGCACAAGCGCCCGCACCACAAACACCAAGCGAACCTGCACTCGAATTCGCAAATCAGTTATTAAACGCAATGAACAAAGGCAAGAGCACAGGCAAGAAGAAATAAGCAAAGAGAGACCCGATAAGGGTCTTTTTTTATGCCCTTTTTTATTTGTCCACATATATGCGCGCTGTTTAACATAGCCCTAGAGCTCTTTAAATACCTTTTAAACGCATGAATACCCTTTTAACGTATAAAGTATGCATATCGAATAGGAAAGCGTTATCATACTATCCACCCATACTTTAACTACAGGGTCAACATACAACCAACAAAGTCCTTCGTCTGTGTCACCGTAGCCCGTCACGTAATAAACGTCGCGTGACGTTAAACGTCGTTGCTAACGTCGACGTTTGTCTGTGTCCACAAAGATGTTTGACAAGCTTGGACTTTTTAAAATTAGATTTTGAGCGCCAACTAAAAGAGGGAAGTCATCCCCTCCCCTTTTTTTATTTTCTACCCACTTTTTATTCCCATTTTCATCCACCTCTTTCATCACAGGATATCATCCACTTCCATCCATTGCTTTATATATAAAGCAAATGGAGTGGAAAGTGGTAATATACCTTCCAGAAATTTTCCTTTAAAAATATCCATTTCATTTGACGGGTACTCATTTTAAATGGCTAAAACAAGCCATTTTTTTATTGAAATTCCGTATCCTGTAACCAATAAGCAATACAAATGGAAAAATTTCTATTGACAGCTTAGAAATGGACGATTATAATGGCTATAAAGGTGTCATTTCATTTGTACCCATTTCAGATGGAACTTTCACCCTAAAAACCAATTTTAGGAGGTAAATTATGGCAAGAGTAAAAACAATTATTGTTAATGGTGTGAAATATAATCTCACACTAAGAGGAGCACTAAAGGACTTTGTGGAGACCTTATCCACAACACACTTTCATGGCAATATGTCAAAAGCAATACTATATTGTGTGGACTACTGCATGGCGCGTGATAAGTCTTATAATGAAAGGTTTAACTTATACAGTATTAAGTTTCCTGAAAACACATATGAGATAGCACATATTAACAGGTACTTATGCAGCAAGTGGTTTGACTTACCTAAATCGCGTATAGGAGACGTGATTAGGGATATGAATGAGTTTTATTTAGAGGGGTCAACAAGAGTAATTGACATGATGGACACACGTAAAATAACTATTAACTTAAGTGATGATGAGGTGGAGTTCTTAGATTACTACGTAAAAGAGAAGTCTAAACGTAAAACTAGGGACAAGAAAAAGAAAGACGTGTTGGGTATAGTCCACATAGTTGAGTCGGGTAAAGAGATAAAATGCTTACGCTATCCACAACTACAGGGTATGAGACGTAATGCTATTTATCAATGCATTTATATGACTATGTATGACACTTCGATTATGGCTATGAATGGACAAGCTATGACTGGCATAAAAGACTTAGAAAAATATTATAGTGTGGAGGTAAGATAATGGTTACAGATGACTTAGTAATTGAGAAGATACTCATAGCACTTAGGGCGCGCAACTGTAGTAAGATAGAGCTTGTTGAGATAACTAATATATCACGTAGATATATAGATGACTATTTAAAATTAGCTATAGATAAGGGTCTTATAGTTGAAATTAAAGGCTGCGGACGTGGAACAAGAACTATGTATGAGGAGGTCAAATAATGAGATTACCTATAGGTGACGTGATAATGTATGGAGTATACAAAAGTGACGACGGGAGTGAGCCTGAGTATGTGTATAGTCCACAAGATAATTATACACACATAGCACAAAGTCAACTGTGGTGGGTAGATGAGACCACAATAAAAGAGTTGGTGAGTGTCGTGAAAGATTGGGAGGACAACGGGTTTAAGTTTTGGGTAGGCAATGGCGTTGGGACACGTGATATACCCGAGAAGATTGAGTATGAATGGCAGGAGAGACGTCAGGGTAATAGATGGACGACTTCGACTAGAGGTGATGAGGCGCTGATTGGGTATAGACTGGTGTGGTTTGAGATTGTGGACGCAGAGAAAGCATTTACATACATGCAAAGTCACACAGACATTCCTGTAGCTGTGAAGTGTGATATATATGACTATAGTAGTAATGACCGTTATAGACAGGTGTTTGACTATGCTAACGATTTATTTATTTACTATTTACATTATGGACGTCCTAAAGACGCAGGCGGGATAGTAGATGAGAAAACGTTGCTTGAGAATTTGTACGACTTGTAAGAAAAAGCAAACATTTGTTTGGGTTGTCCAACAAAATGATAAGGGCTGAAAGGGTTGAAAAATGCAGGCAAAAAATTTTTTTAAAAAAATGCTTGACAGACCTATCAGCCCTGTGCTATGATAATTATGCTGACAAACAGCTCAGCACCAATGAGCTAACAGCAAAAATCTAAACTATAAAAGTGGAGGAAAGAGAAAATGAGTAAGTTAGAACAATTTATGCAAGATGGGAAAGACAACGTAGAAAAGATGGTATTTGTGGACAAAGAAGGCAAGGCATTATACGAACAAGAGTTATACTCAAGTGACCCTGCGTTCGGAATTATGGTATTACTTACAGAGAGTGAAGACATTAAAAATCCTGACGCTGACTCACACGCTGCTATACTTGGTGGAATGAGTGAGTATGATACAATGGTTATGCTTAATAACCTTATAAACGAGATGGCTGACCGTAAAGGTATGAGCTCGATACACGTTGCTACAACTGCTGCACTTGGAACTTATGAGGGGGGACATGACTGCGAAACATGTGAGCACCCATGTAATAAGAACGATAACGCACACGCTTTTGATGATATATTTCCGTTGAATTTTGACGAAACTAATGATGGTGATGATTATGATGAAGATGAAGATGATGACTTCTCAGATTTTCATAATCAGATAGACTAGGAGGGTATGAAGATGAATAAACGCGAGATTAAGAAATTTATTGAAGAACTTAGAGAAGACGCACTTGTTAAGTCTAACCAACAATATACTGAAGACTTACATGAAGAATTTAAACAGGTGGCATTAGAGGCTACTAAAGACGTCGATATGGTGGCGTTACTCACAGCTATTGAGACTATCAGATTTGAAGTATCCAAAATTAAAGATTTTTATGATGATGATAAGAGAAATAAGAAGTACGTAAAAATATATGGTACTGACATAAGTTATTTGAATAATCATGCTTCAAGAATTCTAAATTATAAAGATGACGTGATAGAGGACTTAGTTAAGAATTGCAGTAGAAATGGTAATACGAAACTTAAATCTGTTCAAGCAAAAGAGGAGCGTAATTCTAAAATAAGAGACCAGTTCAACAAAATACTTGGAAATATTAGCACTATGAAAGCTGACGACGCACTAGGTTATTTACTTAATATTGGTATAGCAATGCCAAAGCCTGATGAACGTGTTGTGAATGAGATACTTGCCCCAGTAGACGTTGAGTTTATAAGGAGCTTACAAGCACAAGTTAACCCTGTAGGCACAGATGACTTAAATAGTGACTGGAAAGATAACGTGGAGGAATAACATGGATGGATATGCTAACAAAGTATTATTCGTGATTACAGCAGAACAAGATTATGAATATCTTGTGGAATATAAAGAGTGGGCGCATAGTTTAAGAGAGGCTTTACAAAAATTAAATTTAGACTTGAGACAAGTCAGAGACGTGGAGGTCAGATAATGTTAAAAAAAGAAGTAATGCTTAAAGTTAAAGGTGTTAATTTGGTTGACGACGACGGTAAGGTGTTGGAACAAATGTTTATTGACAACCGATTGAATGAGCGTAAGACAGTTATAGTAGCTGTTCATGAAGAAAGCACCACAAAACTACTTGGTTGTGGCAATAACTTAGAAATGGCGGCTATTGCAGGGGCACTTATAGAAAAGATAGCTGACTTAACTGGTGACTCAATAACGAATGTTAGTACAGGCATAGTGTCTGCGTTACTTATGCAAAAGGCTAGACGTGATGGATTTGAAAGTGTTGCAGATGAATTAATGGATGGGCTTAAGCGTGTTAGAGATAAACATAAGGAATAACGGGGGCATAATTGCCCCTTTTAACACTAGGAGGACATTATGGGGATACTTGTATTTGATAAAGAAACGCTTGGAAAGTTAGAACCCATATTTGCTAATGATAAATGGGTAGATACATGTAACGGTTATGAAAAAGATTTTATTGAAAGTACATTACCATATACGATAACTAAAAATTGGTGTATAGAACTTAAGGAGGAAAGTAATATGAAATTAAGATGTAAGGTGGACACAATTAAATCACTAACTAAAGGAGCGGAGTATTCTGCAAAACTGGATAGTACAGGAACATTAAGAGTAAAAAGTGATGAGGGGCGTTGGAATAAATACGCAGCAAGTAATTTCGACGTTATATCCGTTTCAGATGATGATATAAAGGCACTTCAAGCTATGCAGTCATCAATGTCAGGTGCGTCAGAAGTAATAACAGGGAAAAGTAATGTAGCAGTCGCAACTGAGGAATCAGTAAATACAAAGAATACAACCGTAGCGTCTAATACGTTTACAACCCCGTCATCTGCAACAGCATATCAAACACAATTTGAGCAAGCTAAAGAAGAAGTTAAACAACAAATTTTAAAATCAAACCCTATGGAGGCACAGCCAATGAAAAAGAAAGTTACATTAAGAAGTTACTTAGAATCTCAAGGAGTATCAAGTTCATTACTAGACGATTTGTCTGCATTTAGAAAAGACCAAAATATAGATGATAGCGTTAAAGATAGAGTGGCTGTTCCAAAGACTTTGTATCAAGGTGGTAAGATATGGACAGCAGCGTTAACTGCATTACTTACTGGACGTCATATACTACTTGAGGGTGAAAAGGCAACAGGTAAAAATGTGTTAGCAGACAACTTGAGTTTTGCATTTGGCAGACCTATGTGGGATATAAGTTTCCACACACATATGGACGCAAGTAGCTTGATTGGAGCTGAGACATTCCGAAATAACCAAGTTGAGTTTAGACCAGGCTCAGTATATCAATGTGCAATGTATGGCGGGTTTGGGGTGCTAGACGAAATTAACATGGCTAAGCCCGAGGCTAGTGCAGTACTTCATAGTGTACTAGATGATAGACGTGTTATAGACGTTCCTGGATACGACAAAATAAAACTTAATGATTCCACAAGATTCATAGGTACTATGAATTATGGATATACGGGTACTCGTGAGTTGAATGAGGCTCTTGCAAGTAGATTTGTAATAATAAATGTACCTGCTCTTGGGGATAAGGAGTTAACTACTTTACTTAGTGGAAAAATTCCTAAAGCAGACAAAGGGGTACTAGAGTTATATGTTGGATTGTTTCATGACTTACAAGAAAAGGCTTTAAACTCTGAAATATCCACTAAATGTATAGACTTAAGAGGTATAACAGCAGCACTTGAAATGACTGAACGTGGTATGAGACCGTTCGACGCATTAGAAGTATGTATCATAAACAAGGCATTTGAAAAGTATGAACGTGAAATTGTAACAGACCTTGTGAAAACACGTATACCTGAATCATGGGATAAATCAAACGTATTTACAAATCCAGGCAGTTTTACAGTAAACTTTGGAGGTAAATAATATGAGTTGGGAAGACTTTGAACGTGCTATCGAAGAAGAAAAAAGAGCTGAAAGAAAATCTATAGCAGAACTTCATAAAGCTATATGTACAGGAAATCCGCATGTTCAAGATGAAAATGGACGTTGGCTTACAAGTGAGGAAGTATATAATAAATTGTTAAAGGGGGATACAAAATGACACGTGGTAAGATGGTACTGATAACACCTTTATTTAAGGTGTTATCCAGTATTGAGTTTAATGGGGATATGTATTATGACGGTGGGTATGGTGAAGAAATATGCTCTATATTTAAACTTATTTCTTCAGAAGAGGGCTTTAAACAGATGGTAGCGGGGTTTAATAATAACAATTTTGAATATAATGACGACCCACTTGTATATGCTATAGACTTTGATACGCTAAGAGTCTTTGACACTAATTACTATGATATATGGTCTAGTGATTACTTATATATTAAAAATTGTTGTCCATTTGACATTGTAGTTAGAGATAGCAATGGAAAAGAAATAAGGCTTGAACGTGATAAAATAAGTGTTTTGAATTTTGGAAAATTAGAAAGGGTGGTGTAGTGAATGGGTAAATATAATTCACTTAGTAATGCAGGAAGACGTATAAAAAATATGGTGTGGAACACATCAGAGAATTATGGTGTAGGTGTAAATATTGGCGGTATGAATAGTTATACAGATACAAATAACGCAAATATAGCAGATTTTGATACGTTAATATCCTCAGGGGTAGATGAAGATACCGCTATAGATTCTAGCTTATACTCAGCAGCTCATGAGGGCGCTCACGTTAAGCACTCTAAAGTAGAAGATTTAGCAACGTTATTACAGGAGGGGTCGAAAAAAGGTGCGGACATAAAGACTCTTAACGGAATTATGCAAGCCACAGAGGACTACAGAGTTGACTATACTATAACTAAAAAGCGCCCTGGGTATGATGATTTAAGACGTAAATCAATGGGTGCATTTATTAAGTTGTTCGGTAAAGAACGTAGCGGAGACACTACACAAGATACCACAAAAGCTATTTCTGCTTGGACGTATGGAACAGACATGCGACAATTTGATGAACCATTTTACACTAATAAATGGGCAGATTTGGATTGGAACAAGATTGAAAATATAGGCAATGCCATTATGGACGAGGCTAAGAAAGCTAAATCAAGTAAAGACTCCGCGAATATAGCAGATAAATTATACTCAGAATATTATGAGTACGAGGACGCTGAGTCAAACAGTAAAGATAAAAATAGTGAAAATAATAATAGTGAAAATAATAATGGTAAGAGTAATGATAAAAACAAAGCAACTGACAAAGGTGATAATAATTCTAATCAGAAAGACACTCAACAGAAAAGTAATCAACCTCAAAGTGGTAAACCTGGAATGTCTCAAGACGTGGCTAAGCAACACGTTAAAAATGCCATGAATACTATGAAAAATATGCTAGATAAAACAGGTGAAACAAAATTAGAATATGGTAAAAAACAAGCAATGGCAGGTAGTGGAGTAACTAATGGCATAAAAAGAGTTATTGCTGAAGAAAAAGCAATGCATAAAGGTAGATATGGGTCATGCTTATGGACAAAAGAACAGCATGAACGTATTGAACGTGAAGTATGCAAAGACGTTCACGCAGGAACAGGCTTGTTATATTGCAAGGGGTATGTAAATTACGACAATGAAGATTATAATAAGAAACATCAAATAATTGCAGATGAAAATTTAATAGGCAAGGCTAAGCACATAGCTAAAAAATTACAGGAAGATATGCGAGCGGCTAAAGATGAGGATAGCTATACATCTGATAATGGGAGTGTGCAAGCAAACATAGCTTACAGAGCCCCTAAAGTAAGTGATAGTCACATATTTACAAAGAAAACTTTTAATGACGTTGGCGGATATGTTGTAGATTTACTATTAGACGCAAGTGGGTCTCAAGACCAAAGAGAGGAAAGTATACGTAGACAAGCTTTTATAATTGCAAGAGCATGTAGTTTAGCAGGAATACCTTGTAGAGTAACGACATTCTTTTGGGATGACCCAATAGATATTAAGTTAAGACTTAGAGATTATGACGACCCAATAAGTAGTGACCTTGAGGTGTTTAAGTACTCAGCTGACCATTCAAACAGAGATGGACTTTCTATTTTAACCACAGCATATGAATTGAGTGAACGCCCCGAGGAGAATAAAATACTTATAGTGCTATCAGATGGTAGCCCTGCGGGTGGGTGTGGTAATGCGCAAGCTTTGGGAGGTTTAGGCTCTTATGGTAGAACAAAACAAAAATATAATGGAGGTAATCTATCAGGAGTAATGGACGTAGCTAATACTGTGCGTAAGCTGCGTGATAAAGGCATTGCACTTATGGGTATTTATGTAGGAACTAGACATGCTCTCAATGATGAAAAAACAATGTACGGGAATGACTTCGCGTATATTCAAGACATGGACACGTTTGTACCTAAAGTATGGGAATATCTACACAAACAAATATTAAAGTTTTAGTGGAGGTAGAGGAATGAATAAAACGTTTAATTTATTAGTAACAGTGATGTATAAAGGTGGAACGATACTACATGACGTATTAGATGAGCAACTTGTTACTAATAAAATAAGTACTATGCTTATTAACGAGGGCTATAAGTTTTCAATAGCCGATGACGCTCTAATTGATGAGCGTCTTAAGTATGAAAAAGTAAAAAAGAGTGACTGGATTCCTGTAAGTGAGAGATTGCCTAGTGAAGATGGTTATTATCTTGTGTCATGCAAGGGTGGTAATATACATACTGATTTCTTTTGGTGTGACAACGGTAATGGAAGTAAACACAATAACACGTGGCTTAACACACATCAATATGAAATTATAGCATGGCAACCATTACCTGAGCCCTACAAAGAATAAAAAACATATGTTCGGGGTTGACAATTTAGTTGACCCCTGTTATAATGAAAATACACTTTAAAAGGAGGGCAGACACATATGCCATTAATAAATAATACAGCAAGTTATGACGAAAAAGAGCCTACGAACATTAGGTTAGAAAAAGACGTAAAAGAAAAGTTAATAGAAGATGCAGACCGTAGTAAAACCACAATGGCTGACATAGTGAATGAGATTCTAAAAAAGCACTATAGTAAAAAGTAGGGGTGAGTTGATTGAACACTAGCGTATTAAAAGCTGTGTGGGGGACTCAATCAGGTTATGTATTCGTACCACGTAGACAACATGGGAATAGTGGAGAAAAAGATACGTGGGATGAGGGTAAAGCTTACAAGTATCCTGAAGAATGGGATAAAGTAAAACAAAGGATAGAAACGTCTGCAAAAACTGGTTGGGACACATATTGGTGTCCTTTAGTTTTCGATAAGCCTGCACGTCTTAAAGAGAACGCAAAACCACAACAATCTTTACTGTGGGCAGACTTAGACTTTGTAGACCCTACAACACTTGGAGCATTAAGACCCTCAATAGCATGGGCGAGTTCAGATACACGTTATCAAGGACTATGGGCATTAGATGGAGTATCAAATATTGGAGATATAGAGAGCGTTAATAGAGACCTTACTTATCATATAGGAGCTGACAAAGGCGGTTGGGACGTTACTCAGGTACTACGTGTTCCAGGCACTCCTAATTTTAAGTATGACCCTCCTCAACAAGGTAAAATGTTATGGGCAGAAAAGCGCTTATTTGTACTAGAAAAAGTTAAAACAGTCGTAGATGGTGCGTCTACAGGTAGTGTAAGCGGAACAACGTCATCCGATACAATCGAGGATTTACTGGATGGATGGAAAATATCACAGCGAGCAAAAGATTTATTATTTGCGGATGACTCTGAAGTAGAAGTAGGAGAACGTTCAGATAGGTTGTGGGAGATAGAGACGTCTCTAGTAGAGGCGGGATTGCCCTTACTCACGGTAGTCGAAATAATTGCAAAATGCCCATTTAACAAGTTTAAGGGTCGTCGTGATGAAATGAATCAAATTTACAAAGAAGTAACTAAGGCTGACGTACATGTTAAACAACGTTCAAAGGGTTTAAGTACGCACAAAGAGCTTGACCCCGAGGCTAAGAAACTTAAAGAGCAGTTGTGGGCAGTACCATTTGAGACCTTATCTTCTAAAAAGATAGAGCCTCCAAGTTGGTTAGTAGAGGGAATATGGCAAAAGGGAACGTATGGAATGATAGCAGGTGAGCCAAAAACCTATAAATCTGTTCAAGCTACAGACTTAGCACTATCAGTAGCTAGTGGACGTCCATTTCTTAATTTCTTTCCTGTACGTACAGTAGGCAACGTTTTGTACATACAAGAGGAGAACGGTGAAAACATTGTCCAGGACAGAATTAATAAAATAGCTGCGGCTAAAGGCTTGTTAATCAATGGGGCGTTGCCTCCTAGTTTACCAATATACTTCTCTAATAACTATGGAATTAATCTAACAGACGAGGATAGTAGAAATCTTATAGAGGAGACCATACAAAAGATTAACCCTATACTCGTGGTACTAGACCCGTTATATATGATGTTAGGCGACGCAGATGAAAACTCTGCAAAAGAAGTTGGTGGAGTATTACGTTGGCTTACATACATACGTAATCAATATAATTGTACGATAGTAGTATGTCACCACTATAATAAAGGTACAGGAGCTAGTACAAGAGGAGGTCAGCGTGTTCGTGGTAGCTCTGCATTTCATGGTTGGGTAGAATCAGCATTGTATGTTAAAGTAACACAAGAATTATATACAGTAGACGTTGAACGTGAGTTTAGAGGAGCACAGAAAATGCCTGATTACAAAGTAAAAGTTGAATTAGGTAAAACAGGTGAGCTTTATTATAACACCACAGTAGAAATATCCGCAGGGTCGGGTGGTATTAAGTTACCATCACCGACGCAATCAGCAGCGGATGAACTCAGAACGAACAAACTAATGGACGCATTATCTATAATGCCACGTACAAAAGAAGAATTATTAAACGCTACAGGCATGAGTAGTAATGGAATTGACAAAGCAATAGAATGTCTTGTTGTAGATGGTAAAGTTATTAAAGAATCAGGAATAGGACGTGGAAATAGAACACAATATAGACTAATAAGTATAGGGGAGGAAATAGAAGAAAATGGGGAAATGGGAATACAAGTTTAAGACACCACCTGACCCACATCAAACATTGGCTTTAAAACAGGCACTAAAGGCTAAGCGCTTTGGAATATTTTTTCAGCAACGCGTAGGCAAAACCAAAGTAGCTATAGATTTCTGTGGTGTGAAATATAGTTCAGATAAAGTAAGACGTGTACTGATAGTTTGTCCGCTATCAGTACGGAGTGAGTGGTGGGAGCAAATACAAGAACACTTGCCAAGGCAAGTAAGTAGACTTTTATGGACATACCCTGAGACCACAGTTAAACAAAAACAAATGTTTGACCACTTATATGCGTGTGACGGTCATATAATGAACGTAGTTATTATAAATTATGACAAGTTGATTACACAAACAGAGCTACTTATGAAGTGGAAACCCGAGGTTATAATATTCGATGAGAGTCACCTACTCAAAAACCATAATAGCAAGCGTTCAAAGCAAGCGCATAAGTTAGCTAAGAATTGTGAGAATGTGTTATTGCTTACAGGTACTCCGATACCTAAGCATTGGTATGATGTGTTCAGTCAATTTAGAGTACTTAACGAACATATATTCGGTAGTAAATGGACGACGTTTAGAGATAAGTACGCTATTATGGGGGGTTACATGGGTAAAGAAATAATAGGGTGTACTGACTACGAGGCTATATCAGACACAATAGCTAGACACTCTATAAGAGTACTACGTAAAGACGTGTTTGAGGAGCCTAAAGTTGAGTACGTAACTATACCCATACAACTTGAGCCTAAGGCTAAAAAAATGTACGACGAGCTTAAGAAACAGTTTGTATTAGAGCTAAGCGACGCACAAATTGTTACAGCAGACATGGCAGTTACACGACTTATGAGATTACAACAGCTTTGTGGAGGATTTACCACAACAGATGAGGGTGACGTTATTGAAGTTAGTACAGCTAAGCTAGATATACTTAAGGATTTAGTACAAACTAAGATAGATGGTGGGGAACAAGTAGTTATATTCCACAGATTCACCGCAGAGGGTCAAGGAATATATAATGCGCTTGTTGGTAAGGGCATACGTTGCGGTAGAATAAATGGAGAAATAACAGAACGTTATAGGAAGTATTACAGAGACCAATTCCAAGATGGGCAATTAGATGTTATGGTTATTCAGATAGCAACAGGGGCTATGGGTATCACACTAGACAAAGCCCACATAAACATATTCTATAGCTTAGACTTTAGCTTATCTAACTTTCAACAGGCACGTGACAGAGTAATGGGGCGTAATCAACACGACGACGTTACAAATTATATGTTAGCTGTGGATAAAACTGTGGATAAAAAAATTATGGACACTCTGAAAAAGGACGAAGACATTGCAAGTAGTATATCTGATAAATGGAGGGTGATATTTAATGAATAACTTTATTTTATCATACAGTATATTTTTATCGTTGCTTATATTTATATTTATAAGATATGCATACGTATTTTATTCATATGACAGAATATTAAATGCAGCGCGTTTTTATAACAATAAAGTTTGCATTAAGTCTCGTGATAAAATAAAACCCCCAATATGTGTAGTTAATAAGCATACTTTAGCATTTAGCATATGGGAGTGGGGATACGACAGTATATTTACAGATGAAGACGTTTATAAAAAACTAAAAGACCTTTTATAAAGGAGGGGTGAAAAATGAGTAATATTAAAGTAACAAGTCATGCACTAAAACAATATGAATCAAGGACAGGGCGCAATTCATTAGATACTATATTTAGCTTAATGAATGCTCTTGATAGCGCAAAAGTCGTATCGTTTAAAGAGGCTACAAATCAAGGTTTTACAATAGTCAAACAGTTTAAAGGTGACAGATATTTAATTTGGCATGACGGAAACATAAAAGAGGATGTATGCGGAATAGTAACAGAAGACAACGCACTAAAAACGGTACTAACAAAGAACATATACAGTTGGGCTAATAGAGGGTCAAAACTAAAAAGTGAATACAGATTTACAGGAGGTGTATAGAGTGTTTGGAATAAAAAAGATGACTAAAAATAAAGGCATAGATGACATATTTGTGGAAATAGAAGTGGAAGAAGAAAGTCCTAAATTTCAACATACTTATGTACAAACATTAGTAAAAAATATGGAAAGTCCTACATTACAAGATACTTACACACAAAATCTAATAAAAGATATGGAACGTCTTAAGGTGCAATATCCTGATTTTTTTAAACAACCTGCAAAGGCGCCATGGTATGATAAGTATAAAGACGCAGAAGTAGAGGCTTTAGCGAGTACTGATAGTTTAGGTTTATATACACCTGCTAAAGTAAATTATGCTGATTACGCACAACAGGACGCAGCAGCAACATATGACTATTATAGAAAACTACAGGAGAGGATGGGAGGAAATGACTACTATACGAGGAGCGTGTCAGACGTGCGGAGGACATTGTAGCGCTTTAAACCCATTTCTTGAGGGTATAGGTGACCCTGGGGGAATAATGATACTAGGTGACGCAGTAACGTATAATGAAGACCAAACAGCACAAATGTTCGGTGGGGCGGTAGGTAAGTGGTTATATAGGGAACTCATGAATGTAGGTATAGACATGGCTAAATGTTATCTTACTAAGGCTATTAAATGTTATATACCTACTAAGCCCACAAAAAGTATAATAAAGTCATGTAGACAACTACTTATAGAAGAAGTTGATAGGGTAAAGCCTAAGTATATTCTTGCTTTAGGTGCAACGTCATTAGACGTTATGATAGGTAAGTCTACGTTATCTAAGTATAGAGGTAATGCATTTGAGTGGCATGGAGCCCAAGTAATACCGACGTATCATCCTGCTGTGGTTATACGTCAACCTGGGAACGCATGGGAATTTAGGTCAGACCTTAATTATTTCTCAAGAATGTGTGAGGGTAAATGGGAGCCCCCTAGTGACTTTAAATGGTGTATAGTTGATACCGAGGCTAAGCTATTTGATATGATTAAAGATATACAAAATTCAAATGTTGCGTCTTATGATATAGAAACAACGTCATTAAAAGACTACAAAAATGGAAAGTTACTTATGATAGGTATAGCCACACCAAATATGTGCTATTGTATGCCTTTGGAGACACCCTTTAATAAGTTATTTCATGTAAATCAAAAACAAATATTAAATGATATGTTTACACAAAAAGGACTTATAAGAGTAGCTCAGAATGCTAAGTTTGATAACAGATGGTTACGTAGTAGAGACATAGAACCACGTGTAGATTTTGATACGTATATAGCGTCCTATTTACTTAACGTTAATACACCTCATGGTTTGAAATACATGGCTAAAACGTATCTAGGAGCTGCTGATTACAACGACGGAATTGAGTTTAAAGAAAATCTTACACAAGCAGAGTTTGAGGCTATGGCTAAGTACTGTTGCTTAGACTGTTATTATACGCTTAAGCTACACCCTATACTTTTAGACGCTATGAAAGGAGAACAAAGTGTCATTATATGATGTATTCAAATATATAGCAATGCCTGGTGAACGTGTATTACAAAAGATTGAAAACAAAGGCGTTTATATAGACCAAGACATATTAAGAAATGTTACAGATGAGTATGAGTGTGAACGCGATAGACTTGATGACGAAATATCAGACAAACTACCTAAGAAGTGGCAAGGTATTATTAATCTTAATTCACCTAAACAGTTGGCTGAATTACTATACACCGATTTAGGGTTGCCAGTACTTGTTACCACAGCTACGGGTGAGCCCTCTACGGGTAAACCCGCACTTCTTAGACTTGTGGACTTTAACGAATTACCACGACTTATCCTTGATAGGCGTAGATATGAGAAAGCTTTAAACGGATTTCTTCTACCATGGGTGGATTTCTTAAAAGATGACGGGCGTCTACACTCCACATATGATATAGCAAAGACTGCTACAGGACGCCTGTGTGCGTCAGAGCCCAACTTACAACAGGTACCGCGTGACCCTAAAGTACGTAACTTAATTAGTTGTACTCCTGGACGTGACTTTATAGAGGCAGACTACTCCCAACTTGAATTAAGGGTAGCAGCTTTTGTAGCGGGCGCTGAATCAATGAAAAACTCCTACAGAGCGGGTATAGACCTCCACACAAAAACAGCCTCTCAAATGGCTAGGGTAGACATTTCAAAAGTAACTAAGGACATGAGAACAAAAGCAAAGCCTGTTAACTTCGGATATTTATATGGTATGTGGTGGAAGTCATATAAACCTTATGCGTTTGACAACTATGGCATTGTGGTAACGGATAAAGAGGCAGAAGAATCAAGAAATATATACTTTCAAACGTATCCTGAATTATTACCATGGCACGAACGTCAAAAGCAAGAGGCTCACCAATTTAAGAGCGTTAGGACACCTACAGGGCGTATACGACATTTACCTGACATAGATAGTCCAGATAAAGACATACGAAATGGTGAAGAACGTAAAGCTATAAATACACCCGTACAATCGTTCGGTAGTGATATAACGTTAATGGCTATGATAGTTATAGACCAGGAGATAGAACGTAAATATAAGGGTAAAGCTTGTTTAGTAGGTCAGGTACATGACGCTATAATGGCAGAGGCGGATAAGGACATAAGTATGGAAGTAGCCTTAATGATTAAAAGGGTCATGGAGAATGTACCAGTCTTGTTAAGAAAATATTTTGGGGTACATTTTGATGTTCCTCTTGTGGCAGAGGTAGAGCTTGGCTCAGCATGGGGAATCGGAAAAATCATTGGAATTTAGCCATAAAAAATTTTTTAAAAAATCTCTTGACAAGATTATCAAGGCATGATAGAATAATAGCAGGGTTGAGGAACACAACAGCCTAAACAATATTATCAAAGGAGTGATAAAAGTGAAAGCAGAAAGAGCAGACAGATTAAGACGTAGACCCGAAAGAGTAAGATACTTTTTCTTAGCAGTAAGCGACAGCATGTTACACACAGGTCTAAGTCATGGTGGTTTACAATACGCAAATAATAAGCATAATATAACCGACCTATATTTATCAGACTTAGTGACAGATAAAGTTATACACGTTACAGAGCCCTTAGTAGACTTCATGAATAGATGGAGACTTCATTACAATGACCCTACATGGGACTATGAAGACGAAATCGCTAAAGGTATTGTAGCACCTAAATTTTAAGGGGGCATGAAAATGAACGTAGGAGAACTAAAGAAACAACTAGAGAACATTAAAGATGATAATGATGTTGTTGTAGTTGTAAAAGACGGTAGTATAGTAGGAGGTACACCCTGTGTAGGTGTAAGGTCTGTGAGTATAGGTATTGATTGGGATAATGGTAAACTAATGTTATATACAGATAAACCTTTAGTGAGAAAGGGGATATAATATGAGATTTGTAATAACCCCATGGGATATATTGACTTTTATATTCGTAGCTGTATGGTTAATTATCTTTGTACTAGCAACTGTAACAGTAGTTTTTGAAGACGCTAAAAACAAGTGGAAGAAATGGAGGAAGAAAAATGGCAAGAGGGTCAGCAAGCAAAATAGGAAGAGTAAGACGTTGTAGACATGCATTTTATTATTCAGACATACTTGAATTACAACGTGTAGCAAAGTCAATAGCTCCCGCACGTGGTAACTTAATACATGATTGCTTACAAGCACATTATAATGGCGGGGATTGGACAAAACCAATAGTTAATCTTCAGCTAGACCTTGATAAAGTATTTGATGAGGAACGTGCTGAATGGGCTGAAATGCCTAAAGAATTATACCGTATAGTACGTGGTTACTTACTGGCTTACAAGTCAATAGACGTGAACATTAAAACCCTAGCCACAGAGGTACCGTTTGAAATTCAATTACCGAATGGACATACTTATACAGGATATATTGACTGGATATATGAGGATGACAGAGGAGTATGGGTAGCAGACCACAAAACAGTTAAGACGTTACCGAAAGAAACTGAGTTATATATGGACTTACAGACGTTTATGTACTTTGAGGCATGCAGAACAGACCCTAACTTAATCAAGTTATTACAAGGTAAAAAGCTTATGGGTGTGGTGTTCAACCACATCAGGACTAAGGCACCAAGAGAACCGCAAGTATTAAAAAACGGCGGAATATCTAAAGCAGCCTGTGATACAGATATAGCAACGTACTTTGAAACAGTACGTAGAAACGGACTTAACGTTGAGGATTATGCAGAAATGGTTGATAAGCTCAAAGGTAATGTGTTCTTTAGACGTACTAAGATACCTGTAAATGAAAAGACACTTTATACAATTAAGGATGAGATAGTTGAAACGCTTGATGAAATAGATAGACTAAAGGATAAGCATGATAGACTAGGTGATTGTATAAAACCTATGTTTTACAGAACACCACTTAAACAACGTTGTGATTGGGATTGTGAATATAGAGACCTTTGTTACGCAGAGCTTGCAGGAATGAATACAGAAAACATAATAGCAGAACACTATGAGAAACGTACAACTAGAGAGGAGGAACAAGCAAATGCCGAGTAAAAAAGCAGAAATGGAGCTGACGTTTGACGTAGACGATACTGCGTTAGAGATACCTGATGAGGGTAGCACAGTAGCGTTTGACACACTTAATATTGTGGAAGATGGGGACGAGGATGATGGGCTGGAATTACTTTCAGAGGAGCAAATAGAAACAAACCCTTTTGAAAACCCACAGCCAAGCGTAGGTGTTAACTTATCGGATATAGAGGCGCTTATAACAGACATTGATGATAGTGTAGAATTTTTAACGTGGCTTATATATGGTAAAAATGGTACGGGTAAAACAACGTTGCTATCCACAGTAGAGGGCACGTTAATACTAGCGGCAGAAGATGGCACGCTGAGTATTAAGGACAAAGCAAAGGGCAAGGCTAAGAAAATAGCAGTTAACAAGTGGGAAGTAATAGAGGGCGTTTATTGGTTACTTAAAAACTCACCTGTGGAAAAGAATACGGATGGTAGCATAGCAGGTATTCGTATACAGACTAAAGACGGTAGCTTTTTAGTTAAGTCAATAGCGTTTGATACAATAACAAAGCTTGCAGACATATGCATGAGAAACGTCGTTTTAGGTGAAAAAGAGACTGACCCTAGCAAAGACATACTCAAGAAAACTATGAAAAATTGGGGTGATATGAGTGAGAAGATGAAGTACTGGTTGCAGATGTTCCAAGACTTCCCGATTCAGAAAATATGGTTATTCCAAGAGGGTACTAACTCAGAAGACGTTGACTCTGAAGAATTTAACATATTCCCACAAGTAAATAAAAGCTTAAGGGCGTATGCAATGAGTGAGGCAGACGTAATCGCTAGAACGTACATAGCTAAGGTAGCTACAGGTATTCAGTTTAGACTAAGCGCGGCACCGAATGATAAGTACGTTACAAAAGATAGAACAAACAAACTTAAAATAGTAGCCAACCCGAGCTTATCGAGTATATATAAATTAGTGTTTGGCAAAGAAATTTAAAAATCTAAGGAGGAAGTAAAAAATGGCAACATGGAAATTTGATTTTAGTGGAGTGGACGACAGCAAAGGTAGTATAGCACCAGGAAAGTATATCGCAAAGGTAGACAAAATTACGCAACAAAAGAAAGAGGGTGGAGAATACCCTTACTTAAAATGGGAGTTAACTATACTCACAGGCTCAGCTAAGGGCTTACACATTAACCACATAACAACTTTAAACCCTGCGGGATTGTTTAACTTAAGAGATACCTTACAAGCAATAGGCTTGAAAGTGCCTAAATCAGCAGTAAACGTAGACCCTGCTAAGCTTATAGGTAAGCAGTTAGGTATTGAGACATTCATGAAAGCTCAAGACGGAAATGAATATGCTAACGTTAAAAAGGTATTTCCAGTAAGCGAAGTTACTAAACCTGAAACAGTTACACCTACAGCGGTGAGCTACGAAGAAGAAGAAGACGTTATGGTGTTAACTGACGAAGACCTATAAAAATGAGTAGGTATGGCTTGTGGGAATTTGGGAACGGTACGGGGAATTATTCCCCTGCCACACCCAATGAACGTAAAGAGAGCAATATTGTAGACATGGCTGTAAGAGCAGCAGGAAAAAAATATAAAAAAGCAATATATCAACGTAAAATAAGTGGTGGAAGTTATCAACGTGCAGGATTGCCTGACGTATATTTAGCACTTGCAGGTGGAATAAATATATGGGTAGAATTTAAACGCCCTGGGGCGGATACCACAGCGTTACAGAAGTCAAACCTTGAAAACTTTAAAGCACTAGGCATTTACTGTGGTACAGCAGAGAGTACAGAGACTTACTTAAAAATTATAGGTGACGTTTTAAGCTTAGAGAGTATTAAACACCCTATGCAATTTAATAATAACAAAAGAGACGCCTAATGGCGTCTTTTTTATTCTCTTTTTATATATGCGTCATATCCTGAATCTTTCAGACGTGCTTGCATGACCTCTGCGTTTTTTCTGAATCTATAGGCACCAACTTGTACTCTATAAAGCTCCCCATCAGGGGCAACATCATCAGCAGTAACCTTTGGTTGCAAACCTAGTGCGCGTGCATAAGCCTTTGCGGTTACTAAATATAAGTTTTTAAGTAATGCAGGATTTCTTAAAAATTCATTATCTTTAGGTATATTTATGAACAGTTGTTCGATTAATAAAGCAGGACACTTAGTTTCTCTTAATACGCAAAAATTAGCTTGTTTAGCCCCTCTATCCACAAACCCATATGACGCAAGCATTGTCATAATTTCATTGTGAACGTCTTGCTGTATCTGTTGCTCTACTTTATTGACTTCCTTGTTAGCAGGATAGGTAAACGTCTCAAATCCTGTTCCTCCATTAGTTGAGCCATTAACGTGCAGAGACAAGAAAAAGTCTGCCCCGATAGCATTAACTAATTTAGGTCTATCTTCTAATTCCAATGTAACGTCTTTGTCACGTGTCATTAAAAATGTACCCTCAAAATTCTCAACAAGGTAATCATAAACGATACGCGCCCCTACTAAGTTTATGTCCTTTTCTCTTAAGTCAAACCCTATTGCACCAGGGTCTATTCCGCCATGTCCAGGGTCTATCACAACTATTGGACGTGGTAATTCTTTAAATTCTAGTGCCTCAAGCACCGTTACAGGGACTTTCCCCATTTTAATACCTCCTCTCGGATAGTCTATAAATACGTCGTCAAATGATGTCATCATAGCGTCCACACAACCATATTTATAGAAAGCTAACTGTAATTCCTCTGTGGTACACTCATTAGAAAGAAATAATACACGTCCATCTTTAAGTATACCTACACCTAAACGTTCTAAAGTTTTATTGTCCTTTGTGGGTATAACTGATTTATCAACTTTCTTCCCGTCTTCTACTAAGAGTTTGCTGCCTGAAAATACAAAGCGGGCTTTAGATACATTCTTAACGTTAAAATCTGACCTAATTTCAACGCCACCATCTTTATATACTATCAAGCTAGGCAAACCCTCGGGCATAGACGTGTAGACTAGACCATTTACAGCGACCAAACCGTAAGGTAGTCCATTGTCTTTATAGGGACTAGCAGAAAATCTTAACGGGAGTGTAGGATTGCTCCCGCTTGTTGTTAAGTGCATCTTATTTGCGTTTAATATAAAGCCTAGCAATACCTACACCTCCTTTTTTATTTACTTGACGTAAAGTATTGTGCTCCAATAAATCCGCCAATAGCTCCGACTGCTGTATAGGCTACTTCAGATTGGTTTAACCACAATCCAAATCCACCTAGTATTGCTAACAGTAACATAGCCAATGAGTCATTATTAAATTTTTCGAACATATGCTTACCTCCTATCAATATCTTTTACTCTGTCTAACGTTTCCTTAGACAATGACACTAGATTGTTTATTGCAAGTATCATACCTTGCATAGCCTCTTGTTGTTTTTCACTAGAACGTCTAAACTCATCCTGTTGAGACTTTATAACATTTACTAACTCGGTGTTAGCCTTTGTGAAGTCTATGAGACAATCTGAGACGTTCTCATTTTTACTTTTGTCTTGCTTGTCTATAAACTTTGTCGCTACATATACCGCCCCTATTATGACAAGCCCTGCAATACCTAAATCTGTATTCACCCAATCCATCTTGTTTACCCTCCTATGGTGTATATCTGTTATACAGAGAGGCACGTTTAGTAAGGTCTTCTGAGTAATCAGGTACATATTTACCTTGAGCCTTAAGTTTCTTTATGTGGTCTTGTAATTGGTCTCGGTAGTCATACGCCTGATTGTTAGCTGCGTTTTGTTGATTTCTAGTCGGTAGTACACTTTTTAAGCCTAGATAGCCTGCGGGATTTGTTGGGTTTAATGGGTCAGGGTTATTTCTATTAAGTAGTTGACCTGCTACTTGTCTTCCTGTATTAACCACACCCAACTGCTGAATCATATAGTCTACGTATCTCGGTATTTGTGGTGAGCCCTCTACGTTTTGTATAGATGGCACCATTTCACCCTCGTACTTTTCAATTTGAGTACCAAATCGCATATTAGTATTTGCGTTTAACTCAAAGCTTGAACGTAAGAACGGGTGTAACATGTCCATTATATTTGCGTCTACGAAGTCACCCATATTATATTTAAGACGTGCTAAGTCTGTTATCGGTAAATTCCAGTTTAAGTATGTTATATTTCCTGCGTCGTCTACTGCTAAAGGTAATGCCATACCCTCTTTTAAATAGTCATCCACAACCAAAGGCTGTCCATTGTTGTCTCTTTCAAGGGTCTGATAAGAGCTGTCTACTAAGTGGGTAACCATGCCTACTTTATTAAATGCTGATAACAAAGTATTCATTTGTATCGGTAAATTTTTTCGCATATACGTGTAGTAAGGCATTATACGTCTAAATGTATTACGCTCAACGTTAGTAAGATTTCTATAGTCTACGTGATAAGCCCTAACGTCTGCTACTGCGTCATCTACACTCATACCCTTATTAAGTCTATCCATAAAGTGACTAAATCGTGTCCATGTTTCCACGTAGTCACCTGAATTTTTAAGAGACTCAAGTGCTTGTTCTCCCACATTTCCAGTAACACCCTTAATCTCAGACTGTATAGCGGATTGAGTATTTCTTATTAAGTTACCTTTTGTTATACCCGACCAACCCAGCCCTTTTTCTCTAAACATACTCATTAAGTCGTGTGCTGAAAACTCATTCTCGCCTATTTTATAAAGCTTAATTCCGTAATCTCTGTTTATGTCTTTAGTAACGCTTGTCAGATTACTTGTGGCTTTAAGTGGTATGGTATCAGCGTCAGCCCATGTTACAGCGTCTCCTAATGAATCCCTAGTTGACTTACGTATAAACTCTATTGAGTCTATATCCTTAAATACTTGTCCTGTAACTGGGTCAGTAAAATCTTTTTTAATCATACGATACATAGGCTTGCCTTTGTAGAAAAAGCCATCCCCTGCTTGAACAACGTCTTGTACCTGATTTATTTCTTTTAAAATTTTGGCTGCTTGGTTATGCGTTGGTATGTCCACACCCGCAAACCAGTTCATCATTGTCTCACCAAGAAAGTTTCTAAGTGTAAACGCAGGGTTAGCTGAAGTCTGTAAGGTCTTCATTGCGTTAGTTGCCTGGTCAAACCACTCTAACATTTTCTTAGCTCCTGCATTTGTGGAGAACGTCTGAGCTACTCTATTAAGTTGATTAACCATGTCAGGTACAGCCCACAATGCCATTGCTCTACCGCTTTCATCCGTACCTATATCAATACGTCTCATTCCTAAAGCATTATTGCGTGGTTCGTTTACAGAAAATAGTGTGTCTAAACCCTCTATTTTTTCTATACCATTGGCTCCAGTTAGTGAATCTGCTATGCCATGATATAGTTGTTTATTAAGCTCTACTCTTAAACTTTCTTGTTCACGTAGAGCCATTGACGCCACAATGTCATCTACTGCTTTTAAGTCAGGACGCGTAGCCTTTTGCATAGCTAGTGATTGTAATTTACGTTTATTGGCTGAGCCGAGTCTTGTATTCATAGCCATATTAGCCGCGTCTATTGATGATGTATTAGTCATAGCTAGTGCTATATCCTCAGGGTCTCCCTCATAAACGTGCTTTAAATAGCCTTGAGTGTCAAATATAGCGTTCTCATCACCATCACCAAATTTTATACCTTTTGCTATGTCTGTTCTAAAGCGTTCTTCATTAAACATTTTCACTTGCGTACCGACTTTTTCAAGCATGGCTAGTTGTTCAGGGTCTTTTATTTTTAGGTTATCCAAGTACTTAAATACACCGTTGTCAACCATTTGTTTGTACGCTTTAGCCATATCTGCCGACCATACAGTAGCAACTTTGTCAATGTCACCACTTAAATAGTCCCATGCTAGTTTAGCCCAAGTATCGTTGTCACGTTCTATATAGAACGCAGCGGCTTTACGCAATTTGTCATTATTTAAAAACTCAGGCATACTTTTGAATAGTCCTACAGACGCCTCAAGCGCTTTCTGTGGTATTCCTGTTTCTCTATGTAGAGCTCCTGTTACTTTACTAGCTATGTTCTTACCCGCGTTATAAACTGTGTTGTTAGCCGCTTTCCACTTAAGACTTACATGTTCAGGATTGAATACATGACTGATAGCGTCTACCACAGTCCTAATTGGCTTGTTATTTGTAACAAAGGCTGAGGCTTTTTCTCTTACAGGTTCTATAACGTTTGTTAAATCTGCTAAAGGTTTAACTGTTCCAGTAAAGGGGTTGTCATACCTAAACATGAATTTTTTGCCTATGTCATCATACACACGTTGTAGCCCATTAGCAAATTCAACACCTCCGTCAATCTTTGTAATTGCTCCACGTACTTGACCCTCAACGTCTAATTTACCTAACAAGCTGTCTGCATTTCTCCAACCTGTTTTCTTACTAGACATTTTTTCCATTATCCTACTCGATACGTCTGTTAATGGAGTTGATTTATCCACACCAAAATGTTTAACTAATGTTTCAAGTACGTTAAACTCTGTATCTGTGGAATATCCATAGTAACGATATGCTAAGTCCTCTGAATTTTTACCTGCATATATCTTATCAAGTAGAGCGTATTTTTCATCCTGCGTAACACGTCTAGGATTTTGAAAAGCGTTATTAAGCTCTTTTACTATATCTTGACCCTCAGAGAAGTTAGTATCAAGTATTTTCTTAACGTTGTAGTCACCTTTCATAAGGTCTTCACCGAAGAAAGAATTTAAACTTTGATTACGTCTACCTGTTAGTCCTTTTTTACCCTTAAGGGTGCTATCTAGCTCAGTCATAACTTTAGCAGACTCTTTAGTATAGTCTGACAATATATCCTTATTAACATAATCTAAACCGTTATCTAGTATACTTCGTATTCTATCAGAGTCATTCATGTAGTCCACAACGTCACTTTTAACTTTGTCATCAAGACCTTTATATACAGGTTTACCTCCAAGTGAGTCGGCTATTCTCATAACTATCTCGCTTTGAGCCCCATGTTTAGACGCCTTTTGCATAATATCATCTGCTGTGGTACCAAGTGCTCCCGCTAGTCTTGTTGTAACATCATCTATGCTCCCTGCACTCTTTTTAACCACACCCTCAAGTGCCTCTTTGGTTGCGCCTTTTCCTGCGATTTTAGCAGCCGACGTCCCACCAAAGGATATATAAGTTGTAGGGTCTAAAGCAACGTCTCCTATAAATCCTGCTACATTTCTAGCTAAGTTTCCACCTTGATACCATTTTTTACTGTTGTCATTCTTCCAACCCATATTATCAAAGGTGTCTGTAATACTTGATTTACGTTCACCTGTTAAACCTTGCCAACCACCACGAATAACACTTCCTACACTATCACGCTTACTATCAGTTAAGTCTTGTAATACGTTAGTAACAGCATATTGAGGGCGTTGCATAACGTCAAGAGCAGTCATTAGGACATTGCCTAATGACGTGTTCTTTCGTTCAGGTACTTGCTGACCACCCATTGCAAGGCGCGTTTGTGCTCTATCCACAGCCTTAAATGGGTCATTTTCAGGTATCAAAGGGTTACGCTGTTGTGGTTGATAATAGCTTGAGTAGTCCATTACCTGATTTCGTTTAATTGGTTTATATTCCACAGGCTCAGGAGTCATACTTAGTGATGTCATAACTCGGTCTGTTGTGCTATTAAATTGTCCTCTGCGTATCATAGCCATAAGCTATTACCTCCCTTTTTCTATCTTACTCCACCATTACCATAGAACGATGTAGGCGTATAAATTTCCCTTAAGCTACGACTAGATTGATTATTTTGAGTCTGTGTTTGTTGCTGTGCAGGGTATAAAACGTTTAATTGATTTAATGCCCATTGCTTAACTTCATCAGGATATCTAGAGTTACTTACCATAGCTCTTTTTTGTTCAGGGGATATTTGATTATTACTTGTAAGTCCCTGTAATTCTTGAGACATTTGACTATAATAACCCTCTATTTGAGCCGCTTGCTGTTGAGATTTATTATATTCGAACATATCTCTATCCAGTCCGTAGTTCAGCATAGCTGATGAATTACCGCCACCTGAATTTTTTGCGTTAGCCATACCCACAGCATAGTTATTATTTATCTGCTGTTGTGTTAAGTCTCTATCAGTATTAGTCTTATATATGTCAGTATAGGCTCCAACATTTTTACCATAAACGTCTGTAGCCGCTCCTAAATTCATACCATATAAATCAGTAGAATTTTGCATGTTGGCTATATTCCATTGTTGTCCAAGACCTGCATAATACTGCTGATTCTGCATGTTCTGATTTCGTTCTTCAAGTCCATATCCAATCCCCTGTAAGCCTATGTTAGCTTGAGTTTGTCTATCACTAATAAGCATGTTATTAAGCTGACTTTGATTTCCGCTTAACGCTCCAATTCTAGCCTGTGCAAGCGACATTAACGCATTGTTTAACTGACTCTGTAAATCGCTGAATTGTCCTGCTACAGTCTGCTGTATGCTTGTTAATTCGTTCTTGTTCAATCTATCTAATGCCTCTGCATATACACCTGATTGAACAAGCCCACGTGCGTTTAAGTCCTCTAATGAGGCGTCTCTCATACGAGCAGCCTCCTCTTTTATTACGCCTAACGCAGCTTGTAGTCCTGGGTCGTCTCCGCCCATTTGACCTTTTATTTGCCCTATTATTTGAGCCTCTAATTGGTCTAACAAGTCAACCATCTGAGTATATTGAGCCGCAACTGCCGCAGCATGTTCATTACTCTGTCCCGCAAATTGTTGTCCCACAGCACTCATTTGGTCTACTATGCTACCAACGCTCTGCGCCGATTGCTGTATTTGTTGCTGAGGAGCCATATTAGCCCAAGGGTTTTGTTGTTGCATTTGAGGAGGTTGGAACGCAGGCATTTCACCAAACGGTTGCTGTCCTGGTTGTTGCTGTTCCATTCCTGGTACTGGTTGCCCCGATTGTGACGGGCTACTTCCAATAGCGGGTGCTCCACTACTTCCTGTAGGAGTATATGGGCTTGCAGACGTTTGTTGCGTTGATGGCGTGTACTGACTAGCCTGATTCCTCATCCATTCCATAACTGTAGGAGACCAAGGTTGTGCAGGTGTTTGTCCACTAGGTTGCTGTTGTTGTGGTAGGAGCTCTGATATAGGAGGCGTTCCACCCTGAACAGGTAATTTATTAGCCATAGGTGCGCCCTGTAAATTAGCAGTAGACCTAGCTGTTTGTTGAGCTTGCTGTTGTGCAAACATCTGAGCCGCTTGTTGGGCAGCCATAGCAGGGCTCGCTATAGGACTATTATTTCTATAAGACGCTCCATTTTGGTTAGTATTATAAGACTGAGCCATGTTTGACGCGCTTGGGTATCTTTCAGACGTTGCTAATTTACTATTGCTTGCGTATGGTGAGGGCTTGCTACTTGATGTATTTGACGTTGCAATGCTCTTTCCATTAGATGTTGTTGCAGCAGTAGGTGTCTTACTTGTATTAGGTGCATAGGACGAGCCACTAGCTGTAGGAGTGTATGAAGACGCAGGTTGGGATTTTTCATACTTATCCAATTCAGCCATCTGCTGTTTAGCCCATGTAGCGCTACCTCCGCCTTGTTTTGCTACGCTCTCTAAGTACGCTCTTTCATTAGATACGTTTGTACCTGACTTGTAAGATGACGCGCTTGAGTTTTGTACTGCTGACTTAGCAGGAGTAGTACCTGCATTTTTAGTAGTCGGAGTACCTGATTTATTAGGTGTTGCAGGTAATATCTTAGTATTACCCTTAGCAGACTCTTTTAATAATGAGCCCATAGACCCACTATTTCTACTTGTTATCTCTGCCTTTTTATTTTTTGTACTGGTGCTACCGTATAAATCATCTTTTACTTTTGCCATAAGAATATTAACCTCCTATTTTTATAATAAGTTTTGCAGAAAGAACACCTGCGGGTTTAAGTGCGTCGCTAGTCTTAGCTTTGACCAAGAGCGTCTGACTACCTGTGGGAGCCACAAAGGGCTCTGACCTTTTCCATTCTAATTGTCCTGTATTTGTAGTAACTTCTGCTAGTTTTCCGTCTACACCATGTAACTCAAATGTAGCTGTTGACGTTGCGTCATAACTAGCACCTGTTACCTCGAATATTAATTTTATATGTTCACTAATTAGTAACACATCATCATAAAATATATAGCCCCCCACATTTACTAAAGTAGTTGAATTTACCACAAAAGGCTCTGCTACTGCAAATGCTATGTTAGGTATTTCTAGCCCTGCTAGGTCTTTCAACTTGGTTAAAAATCCCATGCCTGATAGTTTATTATACCCCACAGAGCTATCACTTAGCAATACCCCACTTAGCCCCTCAGGAAAATTATTTGAATCAAGGGCATTTACTGCTGTTCTAAGACGCTCAACGAATGTCATAAAGTATGCGGGGCTCCATTTTGACGGAGGCTTTTCAGAATTTAACCAACCCATTATAAATCCTCCCCTGGTACTGCGCCTCTTACAACATATTCTATTGCAACGCCTTGTACACCACAACGACCTCTTAATTCTATTGTCAACATACGTCCAAGTACAGCTCCATATAAAGGTGGAAGTATTCTTCTAGTATGCTTAACTCCCTCTCCTGCGGGTATTTCTGCTGTATAAGTACCTACTTCTATACCGTCTACGTACAGTACAACGTCTAATGTTGACGCCTCTGTAACACCCTCAATGTCAAGGAATATATTTCTAAACAATTTATATCGTTCAGGATATTTGAAGTTAAAGTCTTTACTTCTCCATTTATACTCTACAGGTACTTCGTCATCATACTCACTAATAAATACCTCATATATCTGACCTGTTCTACTATCTGCGGCTAGCAGTATGTCTTCACCATATTGATGAAATTTCAGCCATTGTGATACATTCCAACCTTTATATATAGCCCATGCATTTCTTAAGAAGTCGTAAGACCATACTGTGTCGTTCTCTAGGCTATCCTTGCTAGGCAAGGCTACATATAAATGATTTTTCCAATGTACCATACACGCTTGGTTAAGACGCCTATGATTTATCTCTCCCCAGTCAGGTAGCATACGTTCTGTTGCCACAACGCTATTTGCTAAATCTGTAAATCTTATACCGTCCTGAGATACATATGTTACGTACTTATCTGCATGGCATATAGCATTTATACCCGATACACCTGCCTCTGAATCAAGCCAAGATACATTATAGTTACTAGCTTTATTACCTGTAAGTAGAGCCTGTGACCGTTGCTTTGACACCACAAGGTTTTGTCCATATCTTAGTAACGCGGTTATATAGTCCCCGTCTTCAGGGTTGAAATCTATAAAGTCAAATGCTCCCCAAGTTTCAGGGTCTAATATATTTGAATAGCGTACACGTGATTTGTTCTCAGCGTCTACACCCCAAACTCTATTATGGTGTGTGGTGATTGTTGTTAGTACAGGAGGGTTTCCAACTAAAGGTATGTCCTCTATTGTTGCTGTTATACCATCCCATTTTTTAATAGGGTCTTTACCATTTGCTATGATTAGTTTATCTCTTAGTGTAGTAAACTTGTATTGAGCTCCTGGTGTTAGTTCGGAGCCTATTAACGTTGTTTGAGCTGCTCCGTCCATTACCATTGTAATATCTTTAATAGTAACGTTACTTCCTGTAAGTACAAGCATTATTTGAACAAAACTGTTAGCGGGGTGCATTAGTGTTCCATCAGCTAAAGCCACAAACCATGCGCTGAAATCTCCTGTTGAGCCCGCTCTTGACCTACTGTAGATTACAACCTTACCATCAATTATACTTGAATCTATGCTTATTTTACCTGTGGCTTTATCTACAGCTTGAGATACATCCACTATATTTGACGTCCATATACCCATTTTTTCTTCAGGTACAACGTTTGTTATAAGCGACGCTACGCTAGGTGTAGTAGTCATTGTAGCGTTAGGTTTTAGCTCTATTTTAAACTGAATACTTGAATTTTTAGTAACAAGAGCGGCGCCATCAGTCTGTGCTTGCCATGCTGTCCACACACCATCTTTAAGCCTTGAACGTGTGAATAGATTTACTGTTCCGCTATTTAACGTTTCAGTCATCACTACGTTAGATGATAATACGTTCATATCTTCCAAAACAAATTCTTTACTTACCCATTCTGCGTCTAAATAAGCAGGAGTAAACGATAACGTAGTTGTTAGCACATACGGTAAGTTGAGACTTGTGGTAGTAAGTGTATGACGTATTTTTAGTTTAGCAGTTTTAACCACAACTCCTAAAGGTAGGTCAGGGATTGCAGCTCCATTAGTAACAGCTTTCCACCCTATCCATGTAACACCATCTAGCGCTACATTTGTTTCCACAACAATAGCTGTATCTGTCGGTGTATCAACTGTAAAATTAATTACTGCTGTTTTTATTCGTTTTATTGTTGATAGGTCTATAACAGGAGATTCACGTACACCTGTTATAGTACCTGTGTTTAATTCATTAAGTGTTAAAGGCATTTAGTTACCTCCTTAGTTCATTGGTATTACAGTACAAAATCGTAGAATACTTCCCGCAACTAAGTTAGTTATTCTTACAGATAAAATACCTGTGCTTGTTAGCATTAAAGATGTAGGAGATACACTATTTGGTACTGCATTAAATGTTGGTATAGCGCAATTTTCAGCAGGATAATAACCAGTAGGTAATTGTGATATGGTAGTACCATTGGTCACTGTGCCAGCAGTTATGTTTGCTTTTATTTCTAATTGCCCTATTTGGTTTTTCCTATATTGTAATGTACCTGTCCACCCATTTTGTAACGTCGCAGTATCCCAATGTACGTCTTCATATATAATCTTAGCTAACTGATTAACTCCATCCACAACTTCATCAATAACGCCCGCTGTGTTTATTGGATAACTTAGTGTCAACTCAGGTATTGTTGTCTCTATGTCTGATTCGATACTAATTGTACCCTTAGGAAATACTGTTAATGGATTTACTAAATCTTCGACTATTGGTTGTGCCAATTCATAAATTATTTTAGTACCTGCAAGTGCGGTTTGTGCTGACGCTAAGTTTGCGTATGCTCCTTTTGCAACTATTAAACCAATTCTTGTACCGTCTAAGTTATAGTGTTTACCTACTGAATCAAGTGTATCTGCATAAACTCCACTATTAAAATTATCCATTAATACTGATTGTGATAAAGCAAGAGTATTACCAGTTACATTATAATTTTTGTAATCTGACTTTTTCATCAATCCAACTATATCATTATTTATACTACCAGTAGATAAAGTAGTAATATCGCTTGGCTGTATAATGTATTCAATAGTCTTTTTAGTTAACTTACCATCAATTATTTCATCTTTGCTCCCATTTGGAACACTTCTTAAATCAGGTAAAGGACTTATGCTTTCAACATATGACTCATATTCTGTGGCAACTGTACCCTCTTCAATTTGGATTGTATCTATATCCAAATAAGCTTGATTACCGCTAGTTCCGTAGGTCGCTCTTAACTCCTTGATGCTTTTTACAGCAGAAGAAGTGAAAGTCAGGGTTTCCCATGTAGTAGTAATTGGTATTAGTGCATAACCCACAGTATCATCAGTATATGCTATATAAATACCGCCTGATATATTAGCATTATCTAATGCTTTTATACAACTAGCTTTAAATGTGTACTGTGTGTTAGGTTTTAATGATGTAAAAAAAGTCGAATTTGGAGAATTTAACACTAAAACATTTTTCCCATCTATAACTGATAAGTAGGCTTTAGTTTTATCAT